TGCATTTTATTGTTCATAGATCTTCCCTATGTTTGCACTGAGTTTTCAATATAGAAAGAAACCCGTATGTTTCTAATTTCTTCAATACTGAGTCTTCTATTGATATCACTAGTAGCGTTAGATATCCATTCGTCACATTTTGTTATTACACCATTGGACAACTTTTTCTTCAACGCTGTCGCTATAGACTTTTCATTAATGGGCTCAAAGGCACCCAAGTTGAACAGCACCCCAAACTTAATTGTCTCTGAATGGACAAGCTCCTCTGACGTCAGGCTACGCATGTTCTTTTTATTGAACTGTTGTAGTATTCCGGGGTTTATTACTTCTGATATTTTTGCCTGAGCTCCTTTAGCCCAAAGCTCTATAGATGCCTTAGTCTTCGGCTTAAATTCCTTTTTCTTGCGAGGCTCACTATCACGCACGTTCTTAGGTCTTCCGGGCGTTTCTGACTGACCATTTTCATCTGGGGTCTTTCCGCCGCCGGGGCTACTAGGCTTTCTCATATCAAGAGCAGCCCGGTCCCCCTTCTTCTTTTGCAACTTAACACCAACCTGAGTGGGAGATACCACTCCGGTTTGCAATGAAATCTTCTGTAGACCGTATTGCTTATCAACAGCATGGTAGGGGCTAACCTTTTCAAGGTCTCTGCTAACTCTTCTCTTCTCTTCGTCAGCCACCCGTCGATTTTCAACTTCGGGTCGAGCCTTAATATGTCGCTGAACGAACTCATCACTCACAATATTTCTATCGGCCATGGCTAGAAGGAGGTTTGCTACAGAGGCTGGGTCATCAAGATACATGTAGTCAAACTCAACCTGTGCGGGGAAGCGAAACCCCATAGCAGACTGAACTGTTTTTATCTGGACATTCCAGAAATCTAACAGAATATTTCTCACATAATTGAGCCTCTCCGTTAGAGTCTTTAGAGATATAAAGTTGTTAGTCGTGCCCGACGCGCCGAACGTTCCGGTAAGAGTCGGAGGGATTCCCAAGGTAGCATAAATAGCCATGAGGGTAGGGCGATACTTCTCTTCGCCCAGAAATCTCTGAACATCCGTGTTGGTTTCCAAGAGCTCTATATCTGGGCCCCAAATGATATCTGTGGTGCCACCTCCAACGTTAGCTCCTAAAATATGCTGTAGGGTAGAAGCTGCCGTAGGGGTAGGGGCGATCTTGTGATCTAAGCTGCCAAGCTTGAAAATACGGATCTTAGAAATGGCTCCGTCTAAAGCTGTCTTGTCGGCAAGCTTAAGTCTTTCATAAAGAATTAGGTCGTTAAAGCAAGCATACGTCATGGGATCAGCCCATTCTTGCCAGTCATCCTTTTTGTAGAAATAAACAAACGTTTTGTCGGGGTCCATTCGAATGCCACGATTGGATTCAGCAGCAGCTATAATCTCTGCTGGGATACGACTTGCGAGGGCTGATTCTAGAGGGTCTACGCTATTCCTAAGCTTGCGAATCATGTTGACAATTTTCTTCGGAAGCCTGATAATATATTGACGCTCACCTATCATTCCGGCTACGGGGCCACCCACAACCTCAACGGTAAGGGGGTCAACGAAGGTGTATTCCCAAGGAATCTCATTCTTCATAAAGTTGTTGTCATTTAGGTTCATAACAAGGTCGGGAGAGGCAATGGACTTTTGCATTTCCTCCCGCTTCTTCCGGTTAATTTTAGCAGTCTTCATACTTATTGGGACATTGGCTTCTCGGAAAAGAAGATTGCACAGTCTTTCGGACACCTCTCTGCCGTTGACCTTATCGAACCAATTATTATAGAAGTTTTCAATTCTCTTGTTCTTGTGGACAAGCCTGACCCCTTGACATGCGAAGTCCCCCATGAGATCTATGGCGTTTCTTATAAGGCCAATTCGCCTGTAGGCAGCTCTGGCAAAGGCGATAATGTCTTTGGGCTTCTCGGGAACCGCTTGATCGGGCCTAAAGAAATCATAGTCTGAGCTTCTTAGGCCGGGACGTGAGCTAAGATAGGTAGTTAGATCGGAGAAGTCTCGCGTTCTAGAAGAATAACTGGCGGCTGAGAATTCCTGAACCGCATCCGCATACATCTTAAGACCATTCTCACGGTCTTTCTTGCTACCCTCCCAGCTTATATAGGCTGGCTCGCTCCTCCTGCTTTCTTGGGCGTCCGACTCACTCTTGGGGTATTTTTTTGATGCCATTTATCCTATTACCTTTTTAATACTTATTGCGATGCAAAACAATAGCTATTGATATTTACACCAACTATTGGGGGTTCCTGTTAATTCCGAAGCACACATTGGAGTTTACGCTCGACAGCCATTCTTGCCCTACGTACATCTGGTTAGAGGGGTTGACTTCAAACACCCCCGGCTTGATAACTGTGCCGATATTGTTATACATGGGAGGCGGGATTTCTCGATGAATCAGTCGGGCTATCATATTGGCGATTATTAGGGCGCTATATCTATCTTTTCTCATACGCCCCTTCCTTCCTGTTTCCAGTTTAATTTCAGGAGTATCGAACCTCTCTCTTCCCGTGACGGTCGCAGACATAACGACTGTCACTAGCTCATTTTTTAGCTCCTCTATCTCCATGACCGAATCTTCAAGGGTGTCGTATAGCCTGAGAGCGTTTGACTCGCCTAGCTTATCTCGCAGTTGGCTGAAAGAAATTTTATCCTTTTCGCTCATAATGCTAAGGCTCAGGGTATCGAATCGAGGAAAGAGAAGAATCTTGTCTTCCATATCTTTGCGAAGCCCGTGGTTTGCCTGAGAAGTCCATTCCGCTTTAGCAAAGTTGATGAGCTCTATTATATGATCTCCCGCGATAGTATCCGTATCCTTCTCCTTTTTGTCTTCAATAATAGGAAGAATAGGCCTTTCTCCCGGTAGCATCTTATCGGTATCTCCAAGGGCTTCCGCAAGAGCATAGCCTCCTCCTTGGGAGTCTATACCTATACGCACGCAGGGAAAGGTTTTATAGAGCTCCCTAATTTTTCTACAACAAAAGCCGTAGTAGTCGTTAGCGTCCGTCAGCCCGATACGCCTGCGACTCTGGAAGTCTTTTTTATTGGTTGTCCACGAATAAACAACTCTTTGATGCTCCGGGTGAATTTCTATTATGATAAGGGCGAAGTTGTCTTGTTCTGAAGCTGGGTCAATTCCAAACACATATCTACCGTTAAGGTCTCCCCGTGTCATGGGATCGAAGGGCTCTGGGCACCAGCCGGGCCATCCTGACAATTGGCAATTACGGTCATGTGCCACACAGGCTTCAATAAGGCTTCGTTTGAAAAATCCCTGACTGTCAGATGTAAAGCACGCCCCGTACTCCATCTGATAAATACCGTTATGCATAGTAGCCCTAGATCGCGCAACCTGTTGGTCGTCCATGAATCCTTCTGGAATAAGCTCGTAGGGAATTCTAATAACGGAGAATGCCTTCCAGTCGAGTCTTTTCATATACTCAGGGACTTCATCAACTTCATCGCCCGCATCTTCAGCGGCCTTTTTAAAATCCCCGTGACTGTGTATCGTAGATTTATACTTCTTCCAATAAGACGCAAAGTGCTCAAAACCATACCCACAGGTTCCTGAGATTATAGATTGGTTAGATTGGCGATCCTGATAGTTACCCTCCATGTTTTCGTTCCAATCGCCAGACTCTTGGAGTTTCTTCCTTTTGGCGGCCTCTTTGACATTATAGGCCGGGTCGGCAGATACTGCGGCAAAGCCAGCAACTACAGTCTCGTAGATATCGACAGGGATACTGTTGAATTCGTCAGCAATAATCGTATGGGCACGCAAGCCTCTGATCTTGCTGCCGTCCCCCAAAGGAACTGCCATAGCCCAGCTATCATTAATCTTCATGGTGCATCTATCAACGTCTCTTCGTGGCCCACTGTTATCGGAACAAACGCTGCGTAATATTGGGGCATTTTTCCAAATTGTATCCATGTATTCGAAGATAACCTTGCTCTGTCTAAAAGCAGCGCCTACGACCACGATCTTAGTAGAGGGAATGAGAAGGCATCGCAAAATGCTAAAAACGGAAAGAAGGAAAGACTTTCCGAAACCACGACTGGCGATATACATGGG